TACCTTCAATAATTGTGTTGTTTGAGTGTTAACAGCCTTTACAAGGGCTTGTTCTTTTGCCCTAGCTTCAGCATTCAAAGAGGCTATTTCAGCCTGTTGACGAGCATTCTCATCCTCGCCACCCTTGTAATAACCACTGCCAAAAGCGCCTAAAACAGCCATCAGGATGCCCAACAGCACCCAAGGATTAAAGAGGCTCATGGCTTTGGGGGTTCATCGTTGTCAATGGCTTCAGCCTTGGCACTCGCATTAGCTATTGCCTTAACCCCAGACCTACCAGCTACACCACCTAAAACACCAGTAATGAACACCATGATGGTGCTAATCTGTTGTGTATACACCTTGTCAATCGCCGCCATACTGCCGTTCATTGGCTGTTGAACAAACGAAACAGAGTACAAGAACATACCCATAGAAGCCAACAGAATGCTCACCAAGACCACGATAACGAATGCCCATACTCTTACTTCAATCTCATCAGCAGTCAGGCGGCTGTTAGGTTTATATCCAATAGTAGGCATCATTTCTTCTCCTGTTCGGGTTTGACTAACATCTCAGGGCAAGTACCAGAAGCGGTACAAATTGGGGGTTTACATTCAGCATTAGACCAATTCAATGGGTCTTGGCACTTGTAGCGGTAGCGGTCATCACAACCCATTAGCAGAACCAATAGGCTAGATAAGCCCCAAATACAGTAAATATTCATTTCTCTTTCTCTCTTTCCTTTTGTTCAACTTGTCTTCTAAGTTTCTCGACCTTCTCTACTTGTTGTTTGGCTTCATGCTTGGCTTGAAGTACATCCATGTACAACATACCCAAAACAGGCAACAGCAATATGACAAGAACACAAGCGGCAATCCATCCCACTACGTTCTCCCAATCTTGCTTACCAGACCTATTAGCATCCATAGGTATAGGAGGAACAGGAAAGCTACCAACAGGTATGCTTGTTTTTCTGCTAGAAGACGCTCCCTTTCCTTTCGTAGCCATGATTCCGCATCTCTTTTCTTTCTAGCCTTCTCTTGCTCTCCAGCAATGATGTCTCTCATGCTGAACACCTCAGAATACAAAGCACCCATCTCAGGGGGCGATTGGTAGACCATGCACTCTCGTATCTGAACTACCAATCTCTCCATCTCTTGTTGCGCCAAAACCCTGTTTAGGGCTTCTTCCATCAAGTTCACATCATCAGAGAAAACAACAGTCCTAGCCTTCTCCTCTGACTCCCTGATATGCGCTTCTAACTGCTCCTGTAGCTTGAAGAACTCAGTCAGGTTCTTAACGATGTCAGCTTTGACTTGAGTTTCTTCAACAGCAACGTAGTCAGACTTTTTAGACTTTGCCACAGACTTTGTAGCTTCAGGCTTGGGACTACCGCCAAATAGTTTACGCAATGAACCCCAAAATCCTTTGACTTCTTTACCAATGGCAACAACTTCATTAGCAGTGTTCCTGATTTCGACAAAAGACTCTTTAGCTTGCTTATAGAGTTCACAGCCAGCTTGGATGTTTTTGACCAAGCCAGCCGCAAGAAGACAAATAGAGATTGGGTCAATTTTGTGTCCTTATTCTGGTACAAATTGATAGTAAGGCTCAGTTTGAGGCTCTACCACTTGGCTAGGACTTACTGCTGTAGATGCACCAATGTATCCAGTACGCAAAGCACCCATTCCTATTGCAGTGGCAAAATCTGAAACATCTTCAGGTTTAAGCGCTGATTTAAGGTCAATTTCCTTGCCCTTTTTAGTGACAAGTTTTGTTGAGGCATTCAAGATTGCATTAACACCATTTTCATCTAAGAACAGCTTTCTATGGGCTTGTTTTGTGGCTTCATCAATATTGGTCTGACCAATCAAAGATAAAATCCTGAATCCTTTGTTGAATATGCTTGAAATCTGGTTTACAGCAATACCAGTAATTCTTTGAGGATTCACGCCACCCATTGCTCTCTCTAAAGCAGATGTCTCTTTAACAGCGGCGGCACGAATGTTTAAATTCTCAACATCAATCTTGTTTGCAAGCCTTGATATATCAGCCAAAGAAGTCAAATTATCAAAATGCTTTTGACCAAAAATTGTAATAAAGGTATCTTTATTATTTTCAAGATATTCCAAAGGGTTTTGTGAGTCCAGCATCTTGCTAACTAAGCCATTTTTGACTGCAAGTTTTGCGTTTGTTTGTTCTTCAGAAGATAGCTTCTTCAGGTCTACAGAAAACTTGTTTCTATAACCCTTACCTGTGGAACTCGTCATCTTTGACACAATTCCATCTATACCCATTGAATCGTAGTCAGCAAGGAAACTTTGACCAAGCCTTGTTCTGGCTTCTTTAGCGGCATCATCAATAGCAACTTTTTCTGTTGACAAATATTGAGCCTTTAATCCAACGTCTGACAACCGCTGTTTCAAAGCAGGAAGTTTGTCAACAATATCGCTGTATCCACCATTGTTGCTTGTCTTAGTAAGCAAGTCTTCAAGTTTTACAGGGTCTATAAAACCATTTTTGTTCAATGATTGGTTATAGAGTTTTGACATAACAGATTTCTCTGCCAAAGCGACACCATCGTTACCAGCAACACGCAAGAATTGCGCTAATGACGTAGGACTTGATGCAATCAATGGAGAAATCTTTTCAGCATAGTCAGAAGAACTAATTTTCTCTATAGCCGCCGCATCCTTAAATGGAACACCAACCTTGTTAAAGTAATCAGTGTCCAAGTTAGTCATTGCTTGACCAAAAGGTAACTTTTGACCCCTGAAATCAACTTCAATATTGCCACTTGCGTTTTGTACTTTATCCAATGCCTCATCAACATTGTTTTGCAACAAACGTAATTTATCTTGCCTGTTTGGGTCACGGGTTATGCGGATGTCTTCTGCAACACGCCTTTTCAATGAATCAAGGCTAGTTATGTCCATACCCATTGATAAATCAGGTGCGGCAGTTGCTGGCAACAAACCTCCACCTTCAGGCAAAGCCTGTCTACGCATGGCTTTAAACCTTGCAGACTGCTCTCTTACAAGTTTCAACAGTGGTGCTTGTTTAGCCCAAGGGTCACCTTGGAATAAATCTTCTGCTGTCTTCAATAAATTCTGTGTATCTTGGGCGGGTAACAATGCACCTTGTTTAGACGCTTGGTTTAAAACCGAATCATATTCGGGAGAAAGTGCGGCTTTTGCGGCTTTTTCTTTTGCCAAAACAAGATTTTGTATTGCAACACCAATTTCTGTTGGTTTTGTTTGACCAGTAATATCAATGCCTGTTGTTAACTTCTCTAGTTGCTTGTCTATAAAGCCAATTCTTTGGTTATAGTCAGTCTCAACTTCTGCTATTTTTGCCTTTCCAGATGGCATTTCTGCGCTTGGTGCAGGATACATTTCAGATGCTCGTTTACGCACAGCACCCTTTAAATCTGTATAAAGTTTGTTTAACTCACCAGCAAAAGCAACATCATTCTTTGCAAGGTCTTCTAACTTTGTCCTAAAGGCAATATTGTCTATGCCAGTAACAGCTAAAGCACCTTTTTCACCAGTGACAAATTGAACCCTATCTTGAATAGTCTTCAATCTTGCTTGAAGCGTTGGGTCTGCTTCTAAAGCTTTTTCTACAAGGTCTTTTGCCCTTGAAAGACCCTCTACATTTGCAAGATCAGCTACATCAAGGTCTTTAATGTTGAATCGCTCCTTGCCTTTATCAAACAACATTTGACCGCCTTTAGCAGTCCCGCCACCTGATAACAAAGAGAAAACTAGACCACCAATTACCTGACCTGATGTTCCTGCAACTTGTTGACCAACTTCACCGCCAAACTCACCACCAAGACCAGCCATGCCGCCAGTCATTGCAGACAATGCCCTGCCTTTGCCAAATAGTCCAGTAATATCAGTTGCGCCTTCAACAGCCGCACCTAAATATCTTTGTAGTCCAGTCGCAGGGCGCATTTGTGGTTGAAGACCCAATCCTCTTTGTATGGATTCAGTTGTTACAGCCTCTAATTCTGGTTGTGATGGGAATGCTCCAGCAAATGTTCCTGTTTGCATTGCACTACCAGCCGCAAGTCTTGCTGGTGTACTTGTCAGTCCACGACCAGCACTTTCCAACAAATATTGACTCATTGTTGGAGGTTTTGGTTCATCAGACATTCCACTAAAAATAAATGGTACTTCCTCTGCTTTCACTAAGCCAGATTGTTCATTTTCTAAACGCAGACGAAACTCAAATTCTTCTTGTTCAGTCATCGTTTTGCTCCACTTTGTTTAGCTTTGAATTCCTGATAACGCTTTTCTTTTTCAGCATCAAAAACTTGAGGCTGTGGTGAAGATGGGGCTTGCGAGCCGCTAGGAGTAACCAATTTAAATTGACCTAATTTTTTATCAAGTTGCTCAATGGTCTTTTTGTAATTTGGCGTTTGATCGTATCCTGTCGATTCAGCTTGATCTTGAATAAATTTCTTTCTTTCTAGCAATGCGCCACGATATAAAGCAACAGCAAATTGTTCTGCCTGTGCTTTTGTGACATTAGTTTTTTTGCCTGTAAAGAATCCAACAACATCTCCTGCAATTCTTTCATCCAAACCACCAGTTCTGGTGTAACGCTGAATGTCTTGATTAGACATATTCTTGCCTTCACCAGTTAACTTTGCAATTGCGGCTGGTAAAGATGCGGAAGAAAAATTGTTTTGAGTAGAATTTTTAATTGTTTCAATTGCAGTTGGAGCATCAGAAAGAATTGACGATGTTCTAGTCATCAGAGGGTCTTTGTTGATGAATTCGCTAAATTTCAACCAATCTTTAGGCTCAACAGCTTTTGTGCCACCCATGTTAAATTCTGGTTTTGTTTCTCTTGCTTTAGCTCGCTCAGATTCTTCTACAAGTTTATCTATTATTCCAGCTTCTATCGGAGTTAAATCAGCATAAGGCTTTCCATACTTTGCTTTAGATTTTCTTTCTGCTTCTGTGCCAAATGAAATGTTTCTTTCTTTTTCTTGTTTTTTAAGATTGTTAAGTTCGGACTCTAATCCAGCACGAACTTGAGGAGGTAAAACAACTCCAGCATCAGGGCTCAATTGAGTCTCTAGTTCAGCTACCCGTCTTGCAACTTGAATAGCATCAGGTGTTGCTTCTGGTTTTTGTTTAGGAGAAAGGAAATCTAATTGAAGTTGTAAAGTCTCAATAGCTTGAGTTATTTCTGGAGTTGGTGGTAATGCCTTATATTGTCTAATAGCCTGAGAAATAACGGCGGCTTGTTGAGATTTTTGAATATCAGGAGCAATAGCCATTTGACGTTCTTTATTTGCCTGTGCAACTTTAACTGCCGCTTCACGACCAGCATTAGCAATTGCAATAGCAAACTGTTGGTCACCAGCATCAGCCGCCATCTTTGCAACTTGCATATAAGACTGTGGATTACTTGGGTCTAACTGACTAGCCAACTGTTGACGCATTGAAATCAACTTTAACTGTGGGTCTTCACCACCCAAAGCACCACCAATAGCACCGCCTAACTGTTGACCAGCACGAAAAGTCCCATAGTTAGCCCTAGCCATTGGGTCAAGATTTGCATACTGAATAGCTTGCGCCTGTTGTGCTTGCTGTTGAGCAAGTTGATACTGTTCAGGAGTAGTAAATAAACCGAGAATTTCTGATGCCATGATTATTCCTTAGTAGTAGCCAGAGGATTGATTATTTACAGGAATGTTTGCTTGGTAAGAATCAGAGAATGCACTTGTTCTAAAAGGAGATGGATTAAACAAATTCTCAAAGCCAGTTTGCAGTCTTGGGCTGTTAGCAAGTCCTTGCAACAAACCAGCGGTAGGACTAAATCCTTGACCACCTTGCTGTATCTTTGCGGCACTCATTCCACCAGTTAACAATGCTTGACCAACATTTCCACCATAAGCCGCCGCTTGTCCACCCAAAGCCGCACCTAATTTCAAAGGCGCTTGTCCAAGTTCTTCAATAGTTTGACCAGCACCCAAGTAGGTTGTAAATGGATTCAATGCGCCAACCTGACCAGCATAATATTGATCTAACAGTTGGTTTCCAGTGCTAAATAATCCTGTACCAAATGCAGTTCTTTGTTGTCCAGCTTGTTCAGCTTGTTGTGCAAGTTGTAAGTCTTGTTGTGCTAGTGAGTTGTAATATGCTTCTAATTCGGGATTAGTTGCCGATAACCCAAGACCACCACTAGGTCTTTCTCCAGTTGCGCCAACAGATAGTCCTAAACGACCTTTCTGGAATTGGTCATTTCTCAATCCAGCTAAAGTACGTTCTCTGCTAGGAGCAAGCAAGTTGTATTGGCTCTCTATATATTTTTGCGCTGTTTGTTCAGGAGTTTGTTGTAAATATTGACTTCCAAGATTAAACAAAGATTCAGCCGCACCAACATTAGGTCTAAGTCGAGCCTCTCCAGCTTCAGCTTGACCAAGCCCACGTTCTGTTAATCCAAACAATCTATCTTGATAACCTCTTAATTCAGGCGCAAGGTTATATCCAGCACCAGTTAAGTAGCCTTCAGGAGACATTTGAAAATTGGATGTGGCGTAGCGTGATGTAATCCCTACAGGGCGAAATCTAGCCGCTTCAGCCGCTAACCTAGCTGATTCTCGTGTTGCCGCCGCAGACTGATTTGCCGCATTCTCCATAGCGCCAGCTTGTTCTTGCGCTCCTAAGTAATTTAAAACGGCGCTTCCCGCCATTGCATATCCTATTGGCATATCAATCTCCTTTAATCAAAATCTCATCCACCTTAGACGGGTCTTTCTCGTCTGTGGCATGAATACAAAACCAAACACAATCAGTAATGGCTTTTACACCATGAATCAATCCTGCCTTAATCTCTATACAAGCAGGGGCAGTAACAATATCAATCTCATTCCCACGCAACACCGCAACCTTGCCTTCAGCCAAGATAGATAAGTGACTGAAGTTATGTGTATGTTTCAAGATGGCTACACCAGCAGGAAATCTAGCTTCCTTGGCATACAGTCCATCAGAAAAGTGGTGTGTAATCATACTGTGCGCTTCCACATATAGACAGTAATGTAAGGCTGGTAATTGGCATTAGTTGCACTTGAACCAGTAGATGAAACACTTGTAGAAACAGTTATTCCAGTTGATGCGGCTGTTGTTGTATTGTTTCCACCAGCAGATACACCACCACCCCCTGGACTCGTACCATTCATGGTATTTGCACCAAGTGCAACATGAGTATGAGTTGGGTCAGTAACTGTTGATGTAGCTGTATGCGTATGGCTAACAGTAATGGCATCTGCGCTACCACCAGTTTCCTCTGCTGTGTCAAACAACGCATTCCCAGAGTCAAAACCAACCATTACACGACCAGCGCCAAATGCAGTCCATGTACCAAATCCTAACAATGTTGCGGGATTGGTGCTGACACTTGCATTCGTATAGATAGAACCTACTGGATACAACAAAGCAAAAGCCGCTTGAACAAATGCAGTGGTTGCAATAGCAGTCGTGCTATTTCCACTAGACTGAGTAGTTGCAATCGTTCCTGTTGGCAATGTCGGCGTACCTGTAAAGGTAGGACTTGCCAAATCAGCTTTAGTTGCAATAGCAGTTTGAATATTGTCAAACTCAGTATTGATTTCAGTGCCTTTGACAATCTTTAAAGGATTGCCAGAAGTCAAAGCATCTTTAGTGGCAAAGTTTGTTGATTTTGTGTAATTACTCATGATGTTCCTTTAACTTACTTTGCCATTTTTGGCTTGAATTTCGATCTTCTGAATAGACAAGGCAGTACCATTTATGTCTGTCTCATATCCAGTTTGAACAACCTTACCAGCGCCAGATGCTGAAACAGTTAAGGTCTGCAACGCAACACCATCAGAGTATTCTGCAACTACAGTAGCATTAGCACCATACTCAGCAATGTTGTAAAAAGACTCACCCTGACTAGGAATAGAATCATCGGCAGACAAATAGTTTGTTTTAAAGTCAAACCCCCACTTAAAGGCAACAGTCTGATTTGTGCCGCCAATAACAACAATAGACAACTTCTTCAGAATAGAAGTTTGGTTCTGATTCCCAAGGTCTGCATGGTTTGTGTAATACAACATACGATAAGAGGATTGGTAATCTTGGTAAGTACCATACAAACCAATATAGCCATTCTTGCCAATGTACAAACTACCATCACGGCGAGACAAAAATGCTGTTGGTGTTATAGAGTCCCAAGTCGTTGCTCTTGCCGCACCATCAGGCAAATAAGCCTTGGTATCAAAACAAAATACACCACCTACAGATGGTGTACTCAATAAATAAAACGCTTCACGCTCAGAATAGACAGACTTAACATTTGCCAATGTCTCACCAGCAATCACAGTCATTAAGTCATTACGAATGTTCTTAGACAAGTCTCTCTCAGGTGAAGACTTCTCTTGAATTGTTCTCATCAAAGAACGAACACCAGAGTTAGACAAGAAAAGCACATCAGTGCTAGTAGTCTGAATACTGTCTCTTGCAATGCAACCAATACCCTCAACAGTGTCACTCAATGACATTGATGCTGGTGTAGTAGCATTTTGGTAAATCAGAATTTGACGCTTACCAAAGATAAACAGGAAGCCATTGTGTGCGGCAAGACCTGTGATCTCATCAGCACCATTAGCCCAAACACGATCTACATTTAAAGAACCTGATGTACCTGTTGACCAAACATGACCCGCAATCAAATCAGAGAAAAAGACTGTTGCGTTATTGGCTGTAGTGTTTGCCACCCACAATCTACCAAAAGCAGAGATTGCAATGTTGCCATCAGGAACAGTTCCTACATACCCTGTCTTCTCACTAACTCTACGATAGGTTGTAGTGCTTACAGCGGGGTCATAGATCAGTGGATTAAAGCCTGACTGAAAGAAGTATGTGATGTTGTTTAACGATGCACATTGCCAGTTACTTGCGGTAATTGTTGGTGCTGTACCGCCACCACCATAGGTCAACTCAACTACGGCATTAGACCCATCAAGTTTAAATAACTTGTTGTTGCCAGCAAACAATACAGTCAAAGTGCCATCAGCTTGAACTAACTCATGGATAACCTTAACGTCATTTGCGCCTAGATTTCCACTAGACGCATTGACTCTTGAAAAACCTTTGCGTGAACCCATACGACCATACTGGTCAATGATGCAATTTGTCGCAACCAAAGCATATCCAGCCGCAAGATCAAGAGGTGAATCTTGCGTATTCAGCCCATAAAGTGCTGGCGCTGAAACGCTAAAGGTTTGTATTTGTTGACTCATATCGCAACAAACTCCTGATTCTCAGGATAGCGAGTGCCTTCCAAAGCAATGCTGTCAGACAACATGGCTTTATACAACTGATATGCCTCAGATGAAGTCAAACCACCATCCTCACCACGCTCTACCAAAGCACGAGCATAGGCATTCTGAGCCACTAAAGTGTCAGCAACAGCAACAACAGTAGCATCTGATGACAATGTAGCCTGTGGCACTGTCAACGCAAATTTGATTGTGTACACGCCATCAGGTATTGGATATAGATTTACCTTAGTGTCGTAACTACCATCAACCCCATCAAAAGCAAATTCTGTAGGTATTGAATTGACAAGTGGAGTAAAGTTTAGCTTGCGGTTCATGTCCACAAAAGTAATGTTTATGAGTCCAACATTGCTAGTGGTATTGATTACATCCATCACTTGAAACTTCTGACCAGCACCTGTCAGAGAGTAAGCGGGTGTAGATGCTACAGTGGTAACTGTAATGGTTTGACCTAACACATTCCAAGCAAAAGCATCTTCAATCTGACGCTTGGCATCATTTACAAACTTGCCAATTAAAGCAGAATAAGAGGTTTCGGAAACAGTAGAAACTGTTGTCTCACGCAACCTTACTAATACATCGTTTACAAGTTCAAGGTAGGTCATGCTCTTGTCAACCCTTCTTCTTCAAATGTTGCTATAAAACTAAATGAACTTGCAGATTGAGTAGTTATTTTAATTTTGTCGCCTTCTTCCAAAACAATGTAGGCATTGCCATCAAACTGCAAGTAGTTTTTTGATGTGAAATCGTATTGAGTTAATATATCAAGAGTGGTATTAGCACTTGCGTCAAACCATTGAACAGTTATATGCTTGGTAGAGCCGCCTGTATTGTGTATATACATTACAGTAAATTTAGAGTAATAGCCAGTTGGACAGGTATAGACTGTAGTGTCTACTGCCGCTGTGGGACTAACTCCAACTGATAATGCTCTCATTTCGCTTTTGCCTTATTCCTTGCGGAGATAGCTTTAGCTTTTGCCTTTGCGTCAGCCTTTGAGGATGCACCCCATGCCTTCAGCGAAAGAAGCAGTCTTGTTGGTTCACCATTCTTGTACTCTGCACCAGCCATGTTGCCCATGCGAGCCAAGAAACTTGCTCTGCGAGGATTATCCCCCGACTTTACTGGAGGTTTCAGATTACCACCAGTTTCCGCATTATAAGACGATCTACCCTTGGCATTCAAGCCGCCTTTTGGATTTTGACCAGCTTTTGTTTGCCAAGTGGGTGTTTTCATCTTTTACCTCATCTAAACTTTGATGTTTTCTTTGCAATCGCTTTGGGTTGCTTCACAAACTGTTTACCAGCCGCAGTACCTTTTCGCTTGGCTTTGGTAGTTGCCGCATATTCAGCAGAACTCAAAGACTTGATTGCCGCCTCTGGCAGATACCTCTCACCTGTCTGAGATGAGGGTTTACCTGACTTTGTACGCCATTTCTGCTTACCCCAATCCTTTAAAGATTGCTGTGGGTCTTTCACTTCTTAGCCTTTGGCTTGGGTGGTGTGTGCGTTAAGACTTTGCTTGATGCAGAATGCTTTGCACCCGTCATCAAAGTTGAACCCACCTTGTGTGTGTCACCCTTGTACAGCTTGCCATCAGGTAAATAGTGTGGTTTGTCTTTGCTCATGTCTTGTAACCCCCGCCTTTAGCTTTGTACTCTTTGGCAAGCAATTGTGCTTTTCTTGCCGACCACTCACCAGAATTACCACCTGATGACCCTGCTTTGATCTTCTCAAACAAGGCTTTTCGCATGGTGGGTTTGGTGTAAACCCCTGCTTGATTGACCTTAGATTTGGTCTTCATTTCTTCTTAGCCTTACCAGCTTCAGATAAGGCAATAGCCATTGCTTGCTTTGGGTCTTTGACAACCTTTTTATTGGATGTCAACTTACCCTTGCCAAACTCAGTCATTACCTTGCTAATCTTGGCTTGTGCTTTAGTCTTTTTCATATTAATACAACACTTTAGCTGTAATAGTGCCTGTAGTCCAAGCAGTGACATTGGCTCGCAAATACTTGGGAGCATTAGCTATGGTGACAATACCATCAGCAGTCAAAGCAGTACCAATTGTGGCAAAGGTTGTTCCATCCAAGCTACCTTGAAATGCAACAGTTGCAGTAGTAATACCTGAAACTTGCAAGAATGCGGGTTGACCAGCATCTGCTTGAACGGCTCTAGAAGCACCTGTCGCAACAACAGCACTAAGTAAGGTGACGGGAGTAGTTAAAGATGCCATTATTTGCCCCGACTAGATTTCTTCATCATGTTGGTAGCAGTCCTGCTACCCTTCATAGGCATAGGCATTTTTGGCTTACCAACGGCAACCATAATAGTCACAGGAACGCCCTTTTTCTTGCCCTTGCTTGCAGTTTCTTTAGCCTTACCACCCATAGTTTTTCCGTACATAGTGTTCTCCTTATTTCCAAAGTCTGTCAGCAACAAAGGTAATCACACCGCCCATGAATGAAGCGATAGTCATACCCATCCAAAAACCACCTTTGCCTTTGTTGGCAAGTTCAAGCAATGCTTTTACATCTGTACTCAATTGAGATACTTGAAGTTGTAGAGAATCAACTTGAGCCTCTAACCTACCAAAATCTCTTGCGTCAATCTCAGACATTTGCAACCTTTCGGGGTCTTCCCATACGCTTAACTGATGGAATTACAGGCGCAAATGCGGTATCTGTACGTTCAGAATCAAGAGACTCTATGGTTACTTCTTCTTCATCAATCCTTACATAACCCTGATGACCCTTCATAGAGTCAATATCATGCTGATATGTAAAAGTTACAGTATTACCTGATTGAAGACAACGAAAAGTAGCCATAAAACCCTTAAATGAGAAAGGGGGGACTAGCCCCCCTATCCTTACACCATACGGACAATAACAATATCCATAGTGGCTGATGCCAAGTCCACTGTAGAACCTGACTCGTTTTGGATGCGGAATTTGACTGTGTTTGCGGCACTGACATAGCCAGTAACTGTTAAACCCACCAAATCCACAGCCAAAGATGTACAAAGAACCATGTCGCCCAAGGCGACACCAGCCACTGTTACATCATCTGTTTCACCAGCACCATCGACTAATGAACCAGCATTTAAGGTACAAACTACTGACCAAGTATCAGAGAATAAACCCCGAAAACTGTCATTACCTCTGCGTGTTACAACTGCACTTGCTGTTGCCATTTTGATTTCTCCTAATTAGGGTTAAAAAAGTCCCCCTACCCCTATTTCTAGAAGTAGGAGGGACAACTGCAATTAGGCAGGAACAATGAGAGCGAACATGGATGCAGACTTAGCCGCACTAACGCTTGCCGCTGAACGGAGGATTTGAACTCCGTAAAGTGTGTCGGCAGTGTACAGAGTGGCAAGGTACGGCTGTTGGTACTGAACTTGTGAGCGAATAGCCACTTGTTCAACCAAAACCACAGAGTCTTTATGACCCATCAAGCAAACTCGTGCATTGTTAGAGCCTGATGCTGTATCGCAGTTAGACGATACAAATACGGGGATTCCGTACAGGTTACCGATTTCACCTGTGCGAATGGTGCTGTTAGTACCACCAACAAAGGCTTGTTCAGTGTAACGAGCCAGACCCATCAAAGTGTTACGGCTTGAGGGAGGAATCAAGAAGAAACGACCATCCATAGGGGTGTCGGTATCATCCATGCGCTGAATAGTGCGGCGAATAGCGGCATCGGTCAATGCTGACTCATTGTTGTTTGCGGCAACATAAGCAGTAGTACCATCACCACCAATAAAAGCACCAGTCGCGTATGCGTTTGTACCAGCACCGCCATTGGTTGAACGACCCAACTGAACCAAGTCAGTATCGACTTGTTTAGCCAAAGCGTAACCAGCGTCAGAAGTGTAGAAGTTACGCAAGCTGTTCAAGGCTTGGGCTTCGACAATATCTTCAATCAAACGTGAATATTCGTAATGCTTGTTAATAGACACTAGAACTTCAGACTCTGTTGCAGCAATCAAAGTGACTGCTGTTTCAGCGGCTTTTGCGGAAGCAGAACCACGAGTAGGTGCAGGAATGTGAATGGTGTCACCTTTCTTGCCCTTGAAGTTCATCTTCATAACCAAGTTAGCTAAAACGA